TGAACGGCCCGGGTGACTGCCGCAATTCTTGCGATTGGGCGTGGCAGGATCAAGGTCAATGGCACGTAACATATCGCGACTTGATTACACCCGCGCAACTTGTCGTTCACCTTCAAACGCCCGAAGACAATAACAAACAGTTCGTGATTTTTGGTTATGACGACAAGGGAAATGTTCTGCGCCGGGAAGTTGGCGGCGTATGGATGGACGGACTTCAACTCCCAACCGTCTTTGGTTACGCCATCCCTGAAGTTACAGCGCCGAAGGTGGCTCGAATCACCGGACTTTTCAAAGCCGAATCTGTCGGCAGTATGCGTCTTGCAACGACTGATAGCAACGGACAAAGCGGTGTCAATCTTGGCGTTTACGAGCCCGACGAAACCCTCCCTCAACTGAGACGGATTACCCTCAATCGTCAATGCGGTTGGGTGCGGGTCGCGTATATCAAAACGTCGCCTATTTTCAAGAGCCGGTGGGATCATATACCGCTCAAGAGTCGCCTGGGGTTCCTTTTGGGACTCCAGGCGCATAAACTTTATGCGGCACTCGATTTCGCCAACGCGCACTCGTGCGAAGCTGACGCTGCGCGTCTCGAACTCGAAGCTCAGATGAAACTGGAGCCTCCAACATACTCGCCGATACAAGTAATCGACCGCAACAACCTTCGTTCGAAAGACGACTACGATATTCGCTAATGGCTGGTGAAAGACTACTCGACTTTGACAGCAGTTGGATCGGGGGAACAAATAGTTCCGTTGACCCAAGCCAGTTGCCTTTGGGACAAGCCTGGAGCGCGATTAACACAATCAACATCGGCGGCGTCATCTCCTGCCGCCCCGGGTATCGTTGCATACTTAAACTCCCAAAAGGAAATCTCCAAGGAGCCGCAATTTTTCGTCCTCTTGTCGGCCTAGAACAATTTCTTTTCGCAGTCGAGGGTCTGATTTACGTTTCCACCTACCCGTTCAAGGAATTTTCGCAAGTCCCGAATATCCTGTTCTCAACTTTCGCGAAGCAGGTTTTTTTCACTCAGACACTTCAATCCGCACGTCGCATTAACCCCGGAGACCTTACCTCCGCCATCGAGTTAATCACTCCCCGCGCAGTCATGATTATGCAGGACGGCGGAGCAACCGCGCCGGCATATTACGACGGATCAACATCGGGTCATATTAAGGGATTGCCTTTCGAAACTCCAATTGGCGGCGTGATGCAATGGGTCGGTGACAGACTTTGGGTCTCGAACGGTCCGGAAGTGGAAGCCAGCGACATTTCAAATCCATTTTCGTTCATCGAACAAATTTACCTCGGAGGAAAGACCAGCTTCAACTTCAGCCGGGACGTTACCGCGATGTCGAAGACTCCAAGTATCGAATCACCACAATTGATGGTTTTCACCGACGACGACGTTTCATTACTCCAGGCCGACATTCGGGATCGAAGCCTCTGGCCCACCACAATCGGATTCCAAAAGGAGATTTTGCAGGTTGGATGTTCTTCGGCTCGCGCAGTAACTTCAGAGTCAGGCCGTCTGAGTTGGTGGTCTAGCGCCGGAATAGTAGTTTTCGACGCGGCATCCGCGAGGGCTTGGACTTCGAGAGCACCTATTCGCGACAACGAAATGTTGATCTCTAAGAAGTTCCTCAAAGAAGATTTGAGCCAAGTCGCTCTTGGAGCTTTTGGACAGTGGACACTTATTTCTGTTCCTGCCGAAGATGTTTACAACAAACACACATGGGTCTATAATAATGCAAGCTACGAAACTGTCAGCGACGAAGGCGGGCCTACTTGGTCCGGTTACTGGCTCGGGACTCGCCCCGTGGAATGGCTTTACGGAGTCATCGCCGGAGCAGAGAAAATCTATCACGTCAGCGCCGATGTGGATGGAGAAAATCGTCTTTGGCAATGCTTCACCCCGGACCGACTCGACAACAACTGTCCGATCACCTGGGCAGTTTTCACCCGTGGTTATTTCGGATTGACGAGCAAGACCAAGCCTCCAGGAATCGACTGCCGATATACCTTTGCCGACATCGGATTTACGGCTATCGCTGAAGATACCGATATTGGAATTTTTTCGGCCCCAGGCGTGCGCGGAAGCTTCAAACCGATTGCAACTCGAAGAATATCTGTCGAAAAAGGATCGTTGTCTTTTGATCGAGACATCAACATCAACACAGACCTTTTCGCTTACAAAGAGCAATCGAGGATTCTGCGGACTGAAGACCTGTCTCAACAGTTCCCCGATGAAGAGTCCGGATCATGCCCGGTCGAGTCGAACCTCAACGATGACAATGAAGAGTCTTTTCAACTTTTGATCGTTGGCCACGGTCCCGCTACCCTCCGGTGGGTTCGAAGCTTCGCGACTATCGCCCCCGAAGAAGATTTTTCTGGAAGCGCGAAGGCATGCGAGAACGAAGAAGAATTCAACACCACTCGATTCGATGGTGAAAGTGTTTTCAATGTCAACTCCGACGAGGCCGAAGCATTGTTGTCCGCGAAGCCACTCAGAATTTTCACTTCGATTCAGACGGCCTCCGTCAGTCAAAGCGGAATTTCCGCCGTTGGTGTCGGAACAGCCGAATCAATCGTTAACCAGGGCGCAGCCGACAGAGTAGCGAATCGTGTGGCCACTCGTGCGGCAGAAATCGAAGTGCAAGCCTTTTCTGAACCGTTTCTTTCACTCGGAATAGGATTCTAATGGATACCATCCTCGATTTACTCTGGCTGAGAATTCCGCCGATCAACTATGTAACGCCTCCGCTCTGCGAATTCATTTTCAGCGGCAGCGGCAGTGGTTCATTCGTCATCGCGACTCACCCGAGCCCGTGCAAAATAACGGGGGTTCGTATCGAGGGCAACACACTTTTTTGGGACGCACTAACCGCCGATAGTTGCAGCGCGGGAGTCGGAGCGATTTGTTACAACGTGTATCATGCGACACTCGGATCGAATTCATACTCAGTGGTCGCTGAGTGCATCCCAGGAACCGAATATGATGTTACCGGTCAAACAGGATGCTTCCGAGTTACCGGAATCACGACCGAGGGAGAATGCGACTTGAGTGATCCGGCATGTATCGAGGGACCACCGCCCGAAGAATTTTTCAGCGAGGTTTGGAGAAATCAAAACGATGCGGGGTTCGTTATTCTCGACACAGTTTCGGGAGAAACCGAATCAACTCCGGAACTCTTGTTGAATATTAACTCAGTCCCGAGTGATATACGGCTTAATTGGGACTCCCTCACTTACGTTGACGCAACGGCAGGTATGGCGGCTGGCGATATTTGGTGTTACAAAGTTCGGTCCAGCGTTCCATCAGTCGGAAACTTCTCGAACGAAGCATGCGCGGTGATGGATCAATTTTTTCCGTTTAACACTGGAACTGTAGTAAACCATCCAACATGGCAAATCGCTTTTGGTGATTTCCAGCCCGCCGATAACGTGGATGTCACCGACATAAATCTTTCGGGACTTCGAGCAGTGATCGGAGGGAATCTCTTCCTTGATGCGCTATTAGTGATAAACACTCTCGATTTGAGCAGCCTCATACTCGTAACGGGAAGCTTATTTTTTTCGTCGGAGGGACTTATTGGTGGAACGCTCACAGTGCTGTCTCTCCCGTCTCTCGTAAACGTAAACGGAAACTTGTTTTGCGATAATACCATGTTCACTTCGGTATCTATCCCGAACCTAATCATGCACAATGGCGGAACATACGCCTTCGATTTTAACGCACTCGACATCCCTTCAGTAGAGGGAATCCTTGCTCGTGGTATTGCTTCCGGGGTAACATCAGCGACCATCTTCCTTGATGGAGGAACGAACGCGGGATTATCGTCATTATCCGCCCAAGGACAGGCTGATTACGCAACTCTTATCGGTCTCGGAAATACGGTAAGCATAAACCCCTGATATGCGTCACTGATTGATATGGCCTTACAAGCTACAAACCTCGTCATCCAGGCATCGCAACTGCCCGCAACATTCGCCGGCAAGCCGAACGACCTTTTCCGAGCAATGATCGAACGCATGCGGATCGTTTCGCCGTCCGGGACCGGTTTTTTCGTGATTGGTGACAATGAACCACCGAACAATCAAGGCCCCTGGTTGAAGGGCGGAACTCAATGGTGGGTTTGGGATGAAGACTTGAAAAGATACGTCCCACTCGATGTCAGCGAGTCAGAGACAAAATGGTATCAAATCGGAGCGACGACCCCGACAACTTCCGAGCCTCCGCTTTGGCTCAGAACGACCGCGAACGCGACGGAAGCTAAACCGAGTTTCGGAACACCCGTTGCTTGGTATCTTTTCGATGGAACGACCTGGATACAGTTACCAGTATTGATTGAAGACCGGTCAATTACCCAGGCGAAACTTCATTGGAATACCCCATTTTTCGGGACGGCATCCGGGACCGATAATTACGTTATTTCGTTCAGCCCAAACACCGGATTTACTTTGGGCGACGGAGCAGCGACTTCGATTTTGTTTCTGGTGAAATTCCCGAACACAAACACGGGACCGGTGACTCTCAATGTCAATTCCTCGGGACCGATCCCGGTGAAAAAATTCACCAGCGAAGCAATCGTCGCGGGAGAGATTGTCGCCGGATCGATTCACGCGGTTTCGTTCGACGGAACGAATTATCAAATTCTAAGCTCGATCCCCAATCGCGAGTCGGGAGTTTTGTTGAATGTCGTCACAAAAATTTCGAATGTAGCTTTTAGCGGAGCACTGATGTTTCCTTACGACAACACGCCTCCGGAAAACACTGAGGGAAACCCATATAATGATTTGGAGACCGTCTATTCAGCGGAGAGGGCCAACTCAAAGTTGATTGTGGACGTGAAATTACAAGCGTCCACGAATAACGGAACCTATTTTATTACGGCTCTATTCAAAGACTCAGACACGAACGCTTTGGCAGCTAGTTCAACCTCCATTGTTGCTATCGAGGACGAGCAAGCCACTCTAAGAGCGATTTTCGATGTGGGGGATACGTCTCCGCACACTTACAAAGTTCGATTCGGGCCGTCAGCTTCGGCTGCGACGGTTTTCATAAATCAAAACTCCACTGCACCGACCTTCGGTGGAACGTTGATGTCGTCACTTACGATTATGGAGGTGTCAGCATGAGTCTCCAAAACACAAACTTGATTATCCAGGCGTCACAGCTTCCGGCGACGTTCAAGGGTAAGCCGAACGATTTGTTCCGCGCAATGGTGGAACGAATGCGGATTGTTTCAAGTTCCGGAACCGGATTTTTCGTAATCTCCGACACAGAGCCGCCGAACAATCAAGGCCCCTGGCTGAAGGGCGGGACTCAATGGTGGGTCTTCGATCCGGACTTGAAACGATATGTCCCACTCGACATCAGCGAGAGCGAAACGAGGTGGTATCAGGTTGGCAACAGCATCCCGACCACGACCAGCCCTCCGTTGTGGTTGAAAACAACCGCTACAGTTCCGCCTAGTTCTACCGTGGCGGAACCTACGCCGGGAACACCGATTGCATGGTATCTTTTCGACGGTAGCAACTGGATTCAACTTCCGGTGCTCATCGATGATCGATCCATTACGGCAGCGAAGCTGAATCCAACGGCGAATTTTTACGGCACCGCGTCCGGAACCAATAACTATACCCTGGTGTTCACTCCGGACACCCCGTTCAATTACGGCAACGGATCAACCGAAGCTTTTGTCGGTTACGTTAAGTTCACCAACGCGAATACCGGAGTCTCAACACTCAGCCTCAACGGTGGGGGCGGCGTTACGATCAAAAAGGCCGTCAACATGGACTTGGTTGCCGGCGAAATCAAAGCGGGCTCCGTTCATCTTCTCGTTTATGACGGACAGTTTTTCCAAATCCTTTCCGAGTTGCCTTCGACTGAAATCGATCCCGGCCCGGTTGGTGGAATTGGAAACTCTGAGGGACTCCTAATTACAAACGATTTGGTTACTCCAGATGACATCCTGGTAATCACTGCCAACAGTGTTTTGCTTGAGGACTCAATGGGTGATGACCTTCGAATCAATACGGTCAATCTCGATTTGAATCTCACGCTTTCCGGCCTGGGCGGTCTCGATACGGGATCATCGACGGCGAATACATGGTATTACATTTGGTTGGTGTCGGATGGGACAACGATCAACGCGGTGTTTTCTCTCAGCGATTCGAACCCGACTCGACCAGCCGCTTATCGATTTATCGGACTCTTCGGAGCGGTTTTCTCCGACTCCAGCAACGACCTTACGAAGATGTGGCAGACGGCGAGGAAAACCTATTTGATCGTGTCACCTATCGTCAAAGGTCCAGACGGCTTCCAGGATTTTTCAACTGTTGTTCCGCCGATTGCGATAACTGTTTTCGGATCGACAACTCCAATAGGAGGACCGAATGCCGTTGCAGATTTGGTGATGTCAGGGGACGCGAACCTTGTGGGTGGGTTCACTTTTCATTTGCAAGATGTCGCCGGCAACACCACGGCGGTCGGAGGGTTTTTCGAGGTGCCGATGATTACTCCTCAGAATGTTTACGCAACCTCGACCGGGACACTCGGGGTGAGTTTCGATATTTCCGGATTTACGATATGAGGTTGAATGAGTTGCTAATGCGGGAATATCTGAGCACTGTTATAGAGGCTAGACAGGATTTGCAAGAGCGTGAACCGGGCGGCTTCGGGAAAATCAACGTGGAATTTTTGGCGGAGACCTGGGCGGGGCTTATGGCACAGGGTTCTGGAGTGGCCTACGGCGAAGAGGATTCGGGGAAACCGGTTGGGTTTTTGATTGGGACGCATACTCACGATCCGATGACCGGTATTTTGACCGCGTTTGAATACTTGTGGGTTCGCCGGAAAGACGCTCCGAAAGGGACCGGAATGAAGCTCCTGAATGAATTTGAATCAGAAGCAAAACTCGCCGGTTGCAAACAGGTAGTGGTCGGATGCAATTCTGTGTATAAGCACGAGGCTCTGGCCTATTGGTATTTGCAAATCGGTTTCAAATTGTGCAGTCAATCTTTCCAGAAATGGATTTAATTTATGGGTGATGTCCTCGGATTCGTTGGAACAATCGCCGGAGCAGAAATCTCTGCGGCGGCACAGAGAAATATTGCCAACAAACAAATCGCGGCCCTCGAACGGCAGCGACAGTTTGTCTATGACCAACTCGATCCAAGCCGACTTGCCAAAGCTGCGGCGGCTGGCGATACCGCAAACGCGAAGGCCCGCCTGGAGCTTCAGAAACAACTCGATCCCGAGCTTTTCAAGTTGCGTTACGGCGCACAGGCCGGCGTAAACGATGCGCTCGAACAACTGAAGTCCGGAGGCACTCAGGAAGTCGCCGGTCAAGCTGTCAAGGAAGCGTTATCCGGTGGAGACGTAGCGGCCCAGGCGAAACAAAAGCTCATCGATGCCGCCCTCGAACAACTCAATGCCGGCGCGACATTGCCTCCCGATGTTCAGGCGGAACTTGTGAAAGCCGGCCTGGAGAAATCCGGAATGGTAACAGGCGCGGCTCGATCAAAAGGTGTCGGTGGTCAGTTGACTAGACAATTACTCGGATCAGGCGGAATCGCGCTCCAGCAGCAACGACAGCAGCAAGCGATGGGTCTCCTCGGTCGCGCACAAGATTTGGAAACGCAGCGTTCGCAGCTACTCGGAACGCTTTTCCCGAACCTCGCGACGACTCAACTCAACGTGTTGAAAGGAAACGAAGGCGCACTCGCTTTTTCGAACGAGCTAATGCCGAATGCGGGACTCACTGGAAAAGACATCGTGAATCTCTGGCTCGCTCGCGTGGGCGCGAATAGCTCGCTTGAATCGCAGAAAACTCAAGCAGGGTATCTTGGCGGGGTCAATAGTGCAGCCGCTCTTCAGCAAGGTTATGGCGCAGCTACTAGCTATGCGGCGAACGCTTTTCCGACGACCTATCAGTTGATTAAGCAAGGTCAAAACAGTGGAAACGGAGGTTATACAAAACTTCCGGACGGTAGTTACGATTGGGGAACTTAAAAACCTATGGCATTTGGACCAGCAGAACCAGACGTGCAGCTTCGACCCGAGTTATCGACAAATCGTGTGCCCGTGGATTTTAATGTCGAACAGAACGCGGTCGCGCAATTGGCGGATGCGTTCCGTAAAGGCGTTGTTACGGCTGACGATTTGATTGAGCGATACGGCACTCTCGCGAAGACGAGGGACAAAGCGCAAATCACCGGTCTGGAGGAATTTATTTCTCCTGAATCGATTCAGACGAGGCAGAACCAAGTTCATGCAGCGAATACAGAAGCGATTCTTCGATCCTCTCCGGAATATCAACAAGCGAAACAAGCAGAATTTATCGACCTTCGAAACAAAGCTGAGGGCGGAGATTACAATGCAATGCGTCAAGCGATGTTGACGAAAGGTTTTCCGATTTCCACTTTCGATGTCAAAGCGGGATGGACCCCCGACACGATTAAGCGGACCCAGGATGAGTTTCAAGAATTTGTGAACTATAATGACAACGTGGAATCCGCGAAGGCTTTTATTTCCAGTGCTAAGGCGGTTCCCGTCAAGGATACAAAGACGGTAATCCAGGACGGAAAACAAAAAACCGTAATTACGGAAACGCCTCAGCATGTAAATAGTTTCGGACAGGTAGTCCCCGAAAAAGATTTAGCAGACGCTTACAAATACGCCACGATGACTCCGAGTATGTGGCGGCACATGGGCAAGCCTCAGTTTGCCGAATTATCGAGGATTAAGCCCGGAAAATTTGGCGGGGGAATGACCGGTCCATTGAGCGAACCTGAAGTAACTGCAAAAACAACTGCTGTGACTACACCAACTGTTGTCGAACCCGAACCTTCGGCGATTGTGACCGAGACTAAGGAAATTCCCGTGGACAAATCAACCGTAAAGGCACCTACAGAAGCGCAACAACGCGCCGAATTAGCGTTGGCGAGGTTTTCTTCGTCCAACGACGTGTTCAATTATTTGCAACAGCGTGGATACGATCCGACCACAGTTACGTCCTGGGTGAATAGTTTTCTTCCCGAGATTCTGAAGAGCGGTGATCGTAAAACTTATGACGCAGCCGTTGATGCCTGGTCCCAAGGTTTGCTCCGGCTTGAGTCTGGTGCCGCGATTTCGAAGCAAGAGAAAACTTGGTATGACAAAGCATTTTTCCCACAAGTGAACGACCCACCTACGGTGGTTGAAAACAAATCGAGGATGCGACGGGACATCGAACGAATGGTTGGAGAAATTGCACAGGCCGGAGGAATCGATTCTCCGGAATCGAAAGCACAAGTGGCCCGCATTGCGGACGAAGCCAAAAAGGTCTATTCTGAAGCCGGTGCTGCGGCTGGCGTTCCGCCAAAAGGTGCAGCTACACGTTTCCGTCCTCAAACTGGAGGTGCTAATGTCGCTCCAGTCACCACACTTTCCGGAGGGACAAATCTTACCTACGTTCCCGGAGTGGGCTTCAAATACGTAAAATAATGCCCCTCGATCCGCTAATCGCCGACGTGCCGTATGCGTCAGAGAATCCGCCTCCTACCGAGACTCCGAGCAATGTTTTTCACACCGAAGGTCCAGAACTCGAACAAGGCGGGCCGGCAGAAAAACCTCCGTTACAAATCGCCCCAGGCACCCCGACACTCGACGAGATTAAAGAATACCACCGTTTAAACGGCACGGTTAATCCGATCATCGATCTGAGTGCGGAGGACATCGCGAAATTAGCGATTAACGATCCGGAAAATTTCCAACTCAGTAAGGCCATGATCGAACTCCGGCCTCAGTGGAACAAGGAGATCGTAAATAAAGCCGCCGACGCTTACAACCTACTCGAACGTCGCGGTTGGAAACCGCCGAAAGACTTGGGATTTTCTCAGCTTCCGAAAATGGTGAAGGAAACCGTTGCTGGCGCTGCGGATTGGTTGGGCGCGGTAGCTAAAGGTTCATTCGGTGTTCCGGCTTCTTTGGCGATGGAAAAAATCGACGAACTTTCGGGAATTTCCCCGGCTATCGACATTCGCCGTCGCCAGGAACTTCAGCAAGGAGTTTCTGAAGCTGCTGCGGCTACGGAGGCCAGCGTTACCGGGCTCGCGTTCCTGGGCGAGAAAGCGTGGAACAAACTTTTCGGCAAGAAACCTGAACTGAAAAATCAGCAGGAAAAATTAGAATCGCTGAAGGCTTTTCTCATTCCGCACCTCGCGCACGAAACAATTTCGAAAGGCGGAGGACTCGTCCAATACAGCCCCGAGATTCAGGCGGAGCAAGCGCAAGCTGGATTAGCCATTAGACCGGAGGAAGTGAACAAGAAAATTGCCGGTGATCCGGTGGGATTTTTGGCTTTCGGTAAAGGTCTCGAAGGTGTCGCCGGCTTGGTTGGAGTAACGAAACCAGTCGCTACTGCGGTCAGTAAAATTCCAGGATTGAAAAAAGCTGCGGCTGCGGTTGCTCCGGAGAAAATTGCCGGTGGCGCAATTGAACTTGCGGGTGGAGCGGTTAAGGGAACGGCTAAAGTCGCTGAAGTCGTCGCTCCGGTCGCCGTTCCGGTTATCGGCGCGGTCGCGGGTGGGGACGTTCTCTCCAACCTCGGTCACGCGGCTGCGGGGGCTATTACCGGTGGATTAACGGCGATTCGTGGAGTTAAGCCGGTTCAGGCTGCGGCTCGGGCCGTCCAAAAAGGCGGAGAAGCGATTAAAACTTTCGGTCGCGAAGTCGCCGGCAAGGAGCTTCCGACAGGCGCGACTTCCCAACTTGCTCGGGATGTTTTTCAATCGTTGCCGAGTGCAGCCGGCGAAACGGCCAAAGGCGCAACGCTCGATCTCGGGCTTGCCGCGCTTACCGCAACGACTCCGGAAGATCAACAAGGGTTGCAACTCGGAACAATTCTCGGAGCAGCCCAAGGGCTCAGACGGACCGGCGCATGGGT